CCGTAGCACATCTGAAACGGGCCGTTGATGATGATGTCGTCACCGTCCACCGGGAGCGATCCATCCAGCCAGTTGAGGACGTTATCCGCGAACTTCGGGCCGGTTGCCGTGACTGGATGAGCGAGCGTCACGGTTCCGCTGGCAGACGTTTCGCTCAACGCACTGATCGTGTGGGGGACTCCCGCCGTGTCGCCGATGATCGTCACAACAGAGCCGCTTACTGTCGCTGTCATCGTGGAGAATTCGCCGATGGAAGTTCCGCCGCCTTGTGGGACGCAACTCGCCGTCGTGTCCGTGAATGACGACGATTGCCATGCCTCCTTGATCGTTGTGGCGACTTGGGATGTGGTCACTAGCGTCCCGATGGTAATCACGAGATTGTTCGCGTTCATTGGGATCGTGATCGTGTCCCCGGCGACAAATGTGCCACCGCATGTGATCGTGTACTGATCCTTTGTCGCGGCGGCATTATTCACGAATGATTTTTGAGCCATAGCTTGAACCTTTATTCAGGGCAGACATCGAATACTAACACCGGCACCCACTCGCCGCTGATCTTCACGCAGACAACATGCCCATCGACCGACGCTTCCAACGGGCTGCGATTGACGCCGTCCGTCTCGATGATCACAGGAGGATCAGCGTCATCAACCTCCTCCATCATCGTCACGGGGTCGGTTTGTGGGTCGATGTCGGGGTTAGGAACGTATCGGACGAACGTGAAGGCTGTCGCGCCGGTCAGGGCATTGTCGCAGGCTGTGAGAGCGGATGTCAGGCGACCTTGGGCAGCACCCGCTTGGGCTGGCCCCGAATTGCTTGGATACAGAACCTGACGCCGCCCACCAGCCATGCGTACCATCGACGACAGCAGGTTGTGGTCATCCCGCAACTGATGGATCGAATCTTCCGATAGGCTGTAGCCGTCATCCATCGCACCCATGCGTCACGTCCCCGCATTCGTTTCTTCCAGCACAACCCACCCGTATGGACCTTGTGCCCCGGTCGATGACGAGACAGTCATGGCAATCGACAACACGTCGTCTACCGCCAAGGAAGTCACTGACAGCGTGCCGTCCTGAACAGACCTGTCGGCATTCGCTTGCGTGATTGTTACAGACGCGGCCAAGCAGGTCGTGCCGTTCTTCTTCAAGTCGAACGCGATACTTGTAGATGTTCCGGTGTCGTTCAGGAGTGAATGAAAGCCTCGGATCGTGCCCGCCGTGGTCACGACGTGAACGATCTCCTCCCGCGTTGTCGGTGTTGCCCCAATCGCGAAGCCGAGCGGCGTCCCCTTCACGAAGTAGGGCTGCACCTTATCCGCGTCGAGTGCCTGTGCGGCAACCGCGCTGAAGTGATCGTTTGTCACGCTGCCATTGTCGAGCGTGAGTGTTCCCGTCAGTTTTGCTGCCATGTTATGGTCCTAGATATTCAGCGAGAAGTGAAAATGACTTGCGAGGGTACGGGGCGACGAGAGAGTACCACAGCTCTTTTTCTTCGATAGCGATGCCGGGAGTGCCGATTGGCTTGCCCTGGCTATCGAAGGGGACTGGCAGCGTGACGCCAATCTGCTGGCAATCGAGGATGTTCATCCACTTGCCGATGTCTTCGTCCTTGAGCTTTGGGTCGATTTTAGGGTCTGGGTTGTCAATGTCGTCCTGTACCACACGCCGCCGCATCCCCATGTCAGGGATTTCGTCGTCCCACGGTTCGGGAGCCACCGTTTCATCACCACGCAGGGCACGCGGCGTTTTGATGTTGATCTCAAAGCTGAGTTGCACGTACTCGTACCCGTTTTCCTTCTTCGCTTTCGGGAAGGCGATGGACCCAATCTTCGCACACCCCTTCTTGATTGTCTTCTGTACGCCGTAGAAGTCGATGGTGAAGTCAGCATCGTTCACGGCGTTCTGATAGGTCAGAAACCAATCTGGGATCGTGGCCACGTTCTTCGAGAACACGGCAATCCACTCCGTGAACTGGTATTCCAAGATCGGCTCGAAGAAGTCAGACGCCGAGTTCGTGGCAGATTTCATATTGAACGTGTCTTCGACCGCCGCCGAGTATTCCTTGTAGTAGCCACTGCGTTTGATCTGTGCCCGATAGCACTTCATCACCTCGCGGGACTTCCAGAAGATGTTCGACTTGCGATCTAGCGGATTCTCGTTGTCCTTGCGATCACGTTCCTCTTGCGACAGGATCGACTTGTAGTTGAACGTGACGAGCCAAACGGTATCGGACGCATCCGACGCCTGTCTGGCGGGAGACTTCTCGTGCAGGATCACATTCGGGGCACCGGGGAAGGAATCACCGAGAATTGGTAGCCCAACCGCGTTCATCACCAACGCAGGAGACTCGTTGCGGGTGTCGCTGACCACACGGAACATCAGCGATGCGGTTGCTCCGTCCGAGAGCGAATCGCTGATCGTCATGCTGTCGCCGAGCGGGCCTGTCACTGAGAGAATTGCCATTAGAGGCTCACCGTTTTGACTTTCTTCTGTGCTTCCAGAGACTTGTGGATTTTCTGGAGTTCCTTCAACTGAGACTTCATCGTGCCCTCGACAGACTGGCTACCACTGAGTGCCCGATTGATCGCTGATTCCGCTGCTTGAGTTCCGCTCACCATTGCGGCTGATAGACCGGCGGCGTTGCCCGACTTCTCCATTTGCTCTTGGAGTGCGGCTTGCTGATCGGCGTTGGCTTGAATTTCGGCGTCGAGCCGTTCGCTGGCCACCTCTCTGGCGTGCCTTTTCTCCATGCTGAGGCGTGCCCGGAGCCGCTGTTCATCGCTGGCACCTTCCATCTTGACCATCGTGTCGGCCCACTCTTGGGCATGTCGCTCCTTGATGCCTCGCCCTTTTTCTTCCGCCTTTTCCAGTCGATCTAGCTGTTCTTCCTGCCGCTTGATTTCATCGTTGAACGGCTTGTCTAGCTCGTCTTGTTGCCGTGACGCCATCAACTCTCTGCCGCGTGCCCGGTCTACTTCCGAGCGACCCATCGACTCTTTCTCAAACTCTTCAGCCTCTCGCTTGTGCTTGAGTTTCATCTCGGCGACAGAGCCTGACGCTTTGGCTTCAGCCTCCTCCAGCTTCCTGATGAACTTCATTTTCTGATCGAAGTCTTCGTCGCGGCGTTTTTGTTCTTTTTCTTCCATTGCATCGCTGGTCTCGCGACTGATCTCGTTGTTGCGTTTGATTTTTTCCATAGAGTCTTCAATCCACGGTGTGATGTCGGCGATCCCTGCCTCGGCAGCGAGTTCCTCCTTCGTCTTGTTGCGCAGACCAATTGACAGCCTCCTACGCTTCATCTTGTCTCGCTCGGCTTCGTACTTCGCGAGTTCCCCAAGCTCCCACTCAAGCTGTTTCTTCAATGCCACTGCGTTCTCGTCGCGGGCCACCATAAACTCGCCACCACCGCTACGATTTACTCGCTTCAAGTCTTGCCGGTTGCTTTCCTCTCGCAACTTGAGCCACTCTTCCGCCTTCTCGTTGGCCTTCTCCTGTGCTTCCTCAATTGCCTTAGTGTCGTACAACCATCTGGCCACCATCGGCACGATCACTGTCGCCAACGACGCACCGATTGCGACAGTGGCACCAACCATTGGGCTGAAAGATGCCGCCAGTTGGGCCGCGTTGTTGGCTGAACCACGAAGGCCCATCGCGACGCCTTCAATGTTGGTCTTCGCCATCGAGAATCCGACAGTGAAGTCCTCGAAGCCGCGTCCGATTTCTTGGATGCGGTTGCCGGTGAGTCCCGCCCCGCCAATGCCGCCAATCTGGCCCGCAGAAATCGCCTGCTGACGCGCTGCGGTACGCACAACATCGGCTTGGTCCCGTAGTGCGGCAGTCTGCTGTGCGGTCGCCCCTTCGATGGCGTCAATCGCCTGCAATCGCTGCCGGTAGTCGTAGTTAATCTGATCTTCGATGTTCAGCGTGCGTCGCAAGGCACGAGCCATGTCGCCTTCGATGGCTTCGACATTGGCATCAATTGCTTGACCTTTTTTCCGCTCAAACTCCAGAAACCCCTGATACGTCTCTTCTAGGTGTTGTTGTGCCTTCGCGAACTCCGTGTCCGCAATATCCTGAGACGACGTACTTCCCCCCGGTGTGGTGGCATTGAATGTCGTCGTAGACATCTTCGACTTCATGTCGCCGAGAGTCCGCATCGCGTCCGTTACAGACGACTCGTCGATGCGCATCCCCATCGTGAACATCAGATCGCTGATGCCGCCGGAGGTTTGTGTAGCCATGTCAGAAACCTCCCATCATCGACATCGTGGACGCCAACGAATTGACCGTTGCGTTGAACTGTTCTTCCGTGGCTTCACCCGGAGCTTCGTCTTCGATGTATTTCGGGATGAAGTCTCTCACGGGGATGCTCCGTTTGATGTGCGGGTTGATCGCCGCTGCCGCTATCGTCGCCGCTTGCAACCAATCCTGCCCGAACGGCTCGACTCGAAAGTACGCCATGCACCGTTCGAGTTGAGAGCTAGGCGTTTCTCGCATCATGCGATCTACGTCGATGCCGTACTTGGTGACGATGCCTCGGGTAATGAGGAACCAGCAGAATCGCTCTGTTTCGTCAATTGTGACTTTTTTTCGGCGTCCAATCTCTCTTCCCGCGTCATATCCGACAGATCGTAGATTGCCCTTGCGATTCGCGCGACGACTAATGGGTGCTTGCGGCCCATCAGCACCGCCCCGTTGTTCTCATCGGCAAACAAGAGGATGCCCTTGTCGTCGATCAAGCCCATCGCACAGCAGAGTGCGTTGAGTCCACCGGGAATCGGAATCCCCTTCTCCCGTAGATCACGGGAGCGGTCGAACAGGCGTTGTCGCTGATCGCACATCAACGAACGGACGCGGACGGTGGGAACCGCCTGCCCTTCCAGTTGATGTTCCGGCAGTTCCACGAACGCCGTATCGGAGTCATCCAGCAACAGAAACGATTCACGGGTCAAGTTCATCGTCGGTATCGTCCTCGATTAGAGTGGTGTCGCCGCAACCACAGTCTTCGGATGGCAGCGGCGGTGAGTAATTGGGATCGCCAATCAGCGGCTCCCAATCTTCCGCAGTCTCGTTCGGCACAACCGCCGACTTGGCGTACAGCGTGCCGGGGTTGGAACTGCGATAGATGGACGTATGTGCCCTTGCACGAGCATGTGCCAGCAACATAGCAACCCCCTTCAGACAACAGCCGCGACGAAGGTCGGTGCCCCAGTGACGCGGAACTTCTTGACAGACGACATCGGCTTGTCATTCGAGAAGTCGGGTGCCATGCCGATGTAGACCACGGGGAATGCTGCCGTGGCCGCAGTAGTCGCCAAAGCTCCACCGCACGTCACGGCTCGTTTCGGGAACGTCAGTGTTAGTGTGTCGCAAGCAGTTCCACTCATTAAAGTGACGTGCTGCAACTGAGTCGTGTACTTGTCGGTGACTTCGATCTCACCGTAGTCGATGATGTCACCGGCAATGAACGTCTTGCCACCGCTGGCGAGATGCGTCGTCTCGATTGGTTCTCGTGAAATCCCAGTCCACTTCACCATCTCGGGCTGCGTGGTCGAGAGGATCGTCGCTGCGGACGTGAGAACCATCGTGGCTCCGTAGAATGTCCCCGGAGCGTATGCTTGATCGGCCATTGCGTATTCCTTTCAACAGGAGTGGAAGAGTTTGATTTCGAGAGCTTCACAGTAGAAGTCGATCTCATCGCCTAAAGACGGGTCGGTCGAGTTGTCGTACCTGTCGAGCAGTTCAGCGTGATCGACGGTGAACGTGCCCCAAGTCTGAGACCCCGTTTGTGCCGCTGACAAACCGAGTGCCGTAATCACCGCATCCGCCAGATTGCACGCGGCGGTATGCGTCGCCGCAAAGCAGTAAATGCCCATCGGAGAGACGCGGAAACCGTCCATCCGTTGCAGTTGTTGCTTGATGTCTTCGCCTTGCGTCTTCTTCATGACGATGTAGGAGCTGAACAGCCCGCCCGACGTAGCTGGTTGACGAATCCCTTCCGGTGCCCGTCTGGCGAAGATGCTCGCTTCTGATCGCGTGGTGCCGACGAGTGCCGTGACACCCGCCGTGGCCTTTAACTTGTCGCCTAGTGCGGTATAGGGAGCGGCGGTAGTCATGACGCCCCCCGCTTAAATGCACGGTCGAGACCGGCTTTGGTTTCGTTCAACAGGATGTTGCGGCACGTCTCACGCATGGCTGCGTATGCCTTGCCGATTGGTGAATATGGTCGCTTGTTCTTGGGGAAGTCGCCCGTGCTGTGACTCTCGTCGCCTTTTCTGAATCGTCCACTTTGCTTGCGGAACGGGCCTTGGTAGGTGACTGGTCTGCTGCCAGTGGATCGCAATGAATACTTCTGAACTGGCTCGTACACCGTCCGGTATGAACCGTCTGCTCGTGGAACCTTGCGGCTTTTCCGAATGATTGGCTTCTGCACTCGCACTCGACCGCTGTTCGATTCATGCCGAGTCATGCGTGGGCTAGTCAGGAAGTTGCCGCGTTCCATCAGCGTCGCCAACGGGTTTTGCTTGCTGCGATAACCGATGATCCCCAGCGTTGTACCGGACTTCTTGTACGTCTTGTTTTTGAACGCGACCGTGTCCTTGTAGTGGCCGCTTGAACCTTCCTCGTTGCCGTGCTTGCCGGTTCCAACGGGGACGTGCTTTTGCATGTTGTCCGCGAACGCTTGCGAGGCTTTCTTGACGGCTCCCCGGAAGACGCGATTCTGGACCCTCTCCGTAAACGTCGAGATAAACTGCTTGAGCTTCTCTTCCGTCTCTTTCGGCATCGCGATTGTCATTGCGAGTTTGAGCTTGGCCATCAGGTCACGGCCTCCTCAATACACCACAACACCACTTCACGGCTCTCGCCACCTTCGTCGTAGACCGAATCAATGCCGAGAACTCTGTCTCCGATCCTGATCCGCATTCGCGGCGTGATCGCCAACGACTCCGAATCCGCCCGTGTCCTGTAGATGCCTCGTAGCATGGGCACCGTCGTCATCGCCGCCTGATATTCGCGTCCGTTCGTCGGTGCCTCACACAACCAGCGTGCGGCGTACTTCGTCCATGTGATCTCAATCGAGTGCATGTCCGCGACGGTTTCCACCGGCTGCTCGACGATGCACCGTGTGCGGTACTTGCCCGCGTCAATGCGTCTGGCCTTGTAGGGTGCCCTCATTTGTAGCCCCCGGTCCACATGCCACGAGCGATCCATGCCCGATAGTTCGTCAACTGCTCATCATTGAGAGAACCGACCGCTTCCCGGCTGATGAAGCATTCGGCTCCCAACAAACGAATGGCTTGCTTGTAAATCTGCGGGACATCGACTGCCGTTCCGAATCCCGCGACAAACGTCACCGTGATCGAGTTCTCTTGCAATCGTGCTGTCGGCCAATTGGCGTTGTAGGCCAATGTCAACCGGCCCGGTTTGTTGGCAGTATTGACGATGTAATTGGATGATGCCCATGTCTGCGTAGCTCCACTGGTATCGACGTAGGACACGCTGCTGACGCTCGCCAGCGGCCAGATTGGGAACTCCACCACATCACACGGGAACTGGTCGAATTGCAGCGTCCACGTTTGCGTGCAGAGTGCGACGCGAGCATCGGCTTCGACCATCTCCCGACAACCTGCCAGCCATTCACTGGCGATCTGGTTCTCGTCGTCTACGTCACCGATCCGTGACTGTGCCTTCAGGCTCGATACCGTGACCGGCTCGACCGTGGGTGCGACTGTTCGCTTTAAGCTGGTTCGCAGGTCGGACCAATACACGGGGAGTCTCCAAGAGTGGCGGGAGTCGGATTTGAACCGACGACCTCAAGGTTATGAACCTCGCGAGCTACCGGGCTGCTCCATCCCGCGGCAAAGCCCGCCGCCATTGCTGACGGCGGGGTTTACGATCAGACAATCGCCGTGGCAGGAGTCGCCTGAGCGATGCGAGGCTGATTCATCATGATGAGGATGCCGCCGAGAACCGGCGAATCCACAACTTCCACAGCCTTGAGACTGAGGTACCTGTAGCCCGTGTCGCCGAGTTCATCGGTATCAACGATGATCTCGTACAACTGGCTGGACCCAGCGGTCGTGGCGAAGCCGGTCGTGGTGGCGTCGGTCAACGCGCCCCACGTATCGCCCGTCGTACAGGCTCGATACTTGAACGGGATCGCCGTGCTGTTGCTTGGCGTCACGTCGTCGTTCGCTTCGACAGTGATTGTCGAAGTGCCGGTCGCGCCGACACCCTTGTAGATCAAGAACGTGACCGAACGGTGATTGCCACCGCGAACCACATCGCTGCGGACGGTGCCTGCGAAGGCGTCGGCGACAGGGTCAAGCCCCTTCACCCAATGCCCATACTGCGTCACAACATCAAGAGCCATAATCGAAACTCCCTGAGAGGGTTTGTGTCAGAAAACACCCCAGCCAACACATATTGGCCGGGGTGATGAAATCAGGTCAGCACGACGAACGGCGACTTGGTAGCCGATCCCTTGAACGGCGTAACCGCCGCAGTCCACTTACTCATGCCATCGACGCGAGCCACCCAGCGGAACGTGCGTTCGTTGTTGAGGAACCGGACATGGATGCTGCTGTCCGCAGCCAGCCCACCCTTGCGGATGACAGCCATCTCTTGCAGGTCCACCAACGCGATGTCGTTGGTCGTGCCGAGCGTGGCACAGTATTCAACGGGGATCACCGGACGGCCCATCAGCGTGCCGTATGGAGAGCCGGACAATCCGTTCGCGGGCATGTAAGCTGGGGCACCGCCGACGTTTTCCGTACCGGCCACGTTCGTGACGACGAACGCCATTTGGAACAGGTCCGGTTCGACATCTTGGTTGATGAGCCACACCGAGTTGGCTCGACTACGTGCCCACATGCGGGACCACATGCCCACGATGTCCGCGTACTTGACGCGCGACGCCGTGTTGCGGGTGACAGCCACCTTAGCACCGGAGTTCATGTAGCCGAGAATCTGACCGGCACCCGTACCGTTCACAATCCCGTCTTCCATCATGAACGTGAACTCTTCGGCGAACGCCTTGGAGTAGACCATGCCCAACGCGGTCGCGTCAGCCAACAGTCGTTCGGTGACGTAAGCCAGTCCGATCAAGTCTTTCAACTCCATCGAGACTTGCTTGAACGTCGGCTTCTTGGCGGTGGCGGCATCAGCCTCCGCACCCCAATAGACTTGGACGCCACCCCAACGCGAGCCGGTTGCCCGACTGGTTTCGTTGATGGTGTTGATCTTCAACCCATCGGAGTTGGGGCCGATCTCGATGACATCGCAGCGACTGAGAATCTCGCCGCCGCTGAACACTTTATTGTTCAGGTCGGTCATCAAGTCCTTTTCGATCAGGTAGCCGCCGTCCGAAGGAACGGACGAACCGGCACCGCTGATCGCCGCGTAGGGGACCGAATCCCGCCACGTCAGGCGGTTGTCTTCGCGTCCGTTCAACTCGGCCATCGCAATGGCTTGGAGTTGATCGCCGAGCGTCTTAAACTTCTCGGGAGCCTTGACCGTGACGGTTCCGCTGCCGTCACCGTTGATGACTGCGGTTCCGGAATCGGTACGTGCCGTTTGGGTTGGCAACGTGACGCGGGTAGGCTGACGGCTGGCGATGCGAGCGGCATCAGCGGTGTCCTTCTGGCACTTGCCGATGGCAAGTTCGTTGGCCGCGTACTCGACTTCGAGCGAGTCGAATTCAGCACGCTGGCCTTCGGTGAGTTCGCCAGATGTGGCGGTCGTGGCTTCGGCGAAGATGGCCTTCTGGCGGTCAGAAATCGCCGCCTGCCGAGCCTGCAAGTCTTTGAGCTTTTGCATCGTGTCGTCCTTCGGTTATGTGCCGAGGAACACGATGACAACGATGTGCGGTGGCCCTCGACACGACTCATGGGTTGAGAAGTGTCGTGACGACTCGCACGCAACAGCGGGCTAGAGATCACTACTGCCGACAGAACTTCGTTAGCAACGGCTAACTTGGGACGCGGCGAAAATCAGATTGAGACAAACTGTAATCAATCACCGGAAGAACGCAAGTTCAGTTTCCGATTTACCGTCTGGCAATCGCTAGCTTCCTTTGCAGGTCGCCGACGTTACCGAACCGCCGCTCGTGGAACTCATCCCGAACCGGCGTCGTCAGATCGTCCGCAGACGCCGCGTGCCCGGTGCGGATGTGGCCACTCAACAGACGCGACACGACTTGCTCGAACGTGAGGATACCGTCCGCCATGCCAACTTCAACTGCCTTCTTCGCGGACATCATCCTGCCCTGCCCGAAGTTCTCGGCCACATAACTACTCGACTTGCCGCGATGTCTCGCCAACGCGGATGTGAACTCTTC